ATTAAGGCATACACGTATATCACCGCCACCGTTATCTGCATTATCAAAAAATGTAGAGTTAACGTTATCAGCAGTAATAAGTGCAACAAAACCACTTAAGCTAGAAGCGGGGGCTGTTCCTGTTATTTTCTGGCGGTAGCTGTAGTCAGCAATTGTGATTGGCATTATTAAATATTGCCGTCAAACGACTCAATATAACCTGTCAACTGTGATTGATTTACAGAAGCAACATAGTCAGCGCGTGATAATTTACCTTGTTGTACTGCAAGCAATGGAGCTAACTTTGCTAATGTTTCGTTAACTTCTGCAAATCTAGCGTTAAAAGCATTTTGATAGCGTGTAATTTTAGCCTCATCCATTAAGGTTGCATTGCCTTTTGCATCCGCATTAACTTTATAGATTGCCGCTGCAAACATTAAAGCCTCATTTAAATGCCCGTTAAGGGTACTGTTAACATTACTTACTGAATTAGAAATATCTTCCGCTTTCTTGTGTATTACCATAACTGCGATTGGGTCTATTGTACTCATGACTATTCCACCTTTATCAATTTAATTAAAGCTAATAACACTTATGCAGGGAATGTTACAGTCAATGCAGATATTGAGCTTGTTCCACCGTCAACATAATCAAGTGTTGAGCCTGATACAATAACATCAGCACCCGAGCCGCTTAAACCGACTGTGAGCGTATATACTGATGTTCCTGCTGTTAATGTAGCTGAGTCTGCTGTCCCTGTTTCCGCAATTGTTGCATCTGCAATTGCGCTACCGGTAATAACGCCGGTAGAAGGTGAGCCAAAGCCGTCCAGTGTGTGAGTGACTAATGTAGTTCCACCATCTAAAATAACTAATGATGCGGTTGCGAAATCAGCTGAAAAATCTGATGCTCTCGCGTTTCTTGCTGCTGTGTTTGCTGTAGACATAATTCATTTCCTATTTATTTGTTAAATTAAACTTTCTTCGGTGTGGACTGAAAACAGTCCCATATTTAAAAGAACTTCCAAGCCGTTATCGCCAAGATAAGCCGTAAGTTTATCGGGAGTGGCAATTAAAGCTGAATCATTAAACCACAGCTTGCCCTGCGCTCTAGTAGCCGCTTGCATATCAATAATGTTGCCTGTGACTGTTATTTCCTAATCTACTTGCGTTAATCCTAGTGCCGCTATGTGATCTTGCGCTGACTCCAGCCTGTCTCCCAATATCACCGCAATAACATTAAAGCTTGCTGTGCTGTCGTTAATTCTTAGCATTACCTGTGCGCGTTTAGCCGCTACCAAGTCTACGTCTAGGGCATAGGTAGGAGCTTTTAGTGTCTGAATTGCCATAGACGCAAAAATAGGCTTGGTTACTGTCGAGCATACAGCGTAGAGGTTGCCAACAGCATCTTGGTACGATGCTGTTGTGAACGTGTGGTCGTCAGCGCTAGATTCACCAAGACACAACGCTAGTTGGTTAGCGTCTAAGATATTAGCAGTAGGCGCAGCGATTGTAGCTCTTTGTAAGTATTCAGTGATCATTTAGTAATCTCTTAAAATTCATTCAAAGTCATAAATGCTATCTATTTCTGATTGAGATAACACTCTGTTAACAATGACTGTACTGCCTAAATTGCCGTCTAATACAGTTTCCCCAGTTCTTGAATCTCTACCCAATAACACCGTATCAGATCCTTCAAGTACATGATTACCGACGCTCGTAGATGTAAAGATTAGCGCCTTATTAACGTAAACTCTAAAATTGTTACTAGCTACATCTCGGATAATTACACAATGAACTCGCTCGTTAAGTGGTAATGTGTTTCGATCTGTAAAAAAATCGACATTGCGATTGTAAAAAATACGAACCCGATTATCGGCTGTTTTTTCAAATGCGTATCCGTCACCATCAAAATTACTAAATATTGTGGCACGAGAATTGTCATTAAAGTAAAGCCAGAAAGAAGCTGAAAAGGATTCACCCCAAATAGACCGCGATATTCCACTGTCTAAACCAGAATTATTACCGTTAAAAGCCAAATACTCCATTGAGCTATTTACATCATAGACTGGTCGATCAGCACTAACGGTCTGAATGGCGTGATTGCCATTGCCGGACTTATCTAACATTAAACCAACAGGGTCGCCATCTGCAGTAACAGGTATTGTACCTGCGGCATCTTGGAACAGTGTAGATATATCACTAGGGTCATACCACGACCCTTCCTCACCATTTGCGAATAATGATAATTGGTCGTAAGGGCTATCAGGAATAACGCGATTCCTTCTCTTATGAGCCAATAAGCTTAGGTAAGCTCTAGTCGCGTTGCTATTTGGCAGGCTGAACTTTTGCACTATTGGCTTTCCTTTTTGGCTTAGGCTTAATAATATCTTTACATTCTACTACAGATGCGCTTCTAAGTCGCTCAACTTTTTTCAGCGTTGTAAAATCCACTTGCTGCCCTGGCACTAAACCATCTTCATTTAAAATCATATTTTACACCTGTTTTTTATTTAAAAAAGGGGCAATTAAGCCCCTTTAAATCTTCATTTTAATTTTTACTTAGTTAGTGATCAAGTAAGCTAATGGAACATTCTTACGTTCAATCACTCTATCCCAACAACCTGCACCGGCAAGCTCTGTATTGGTATAGCTTACTCCTGATGGCGTACCAGTGTTCTGGAATCCAAAAGGATGTAATATCCAAGTGTTACGGATAAACAATGTTTCAATACCGCCACCATTGCCAAGTGCTGCAGAGCGCTCAACCTCAACCGGCACTTCTGGCGAGCCTACACCATAGCCGAATGCTTCATTTCCAAACAATACAGACGTATATTTAAAGCCACTTGTAGAGCCAGCGGTGACAGTCAATCCATCGTCAACAATTACACGTAAACCCATGTAAGTTGGGATGGTTAAACTACCTGTTGAATCTGGCATAAACACAATGTCGTCATTTTTAACGGCTTGCGCTAATACTGCGCTGTGGAAACCAACTGCAGTTAACTCACTAGAAGCATCGCCCAAAGTGAATACAGCAGTAGTAAACGCATCGCGGTTAAACTTAGTCAATGCGGTTTGGTCTGCAACTGCTTCGGCTGCAACGTCAATTACCATATCACCCGAATCGTTTGCAATGTTATCAGCTAAAATGCCGTTGGTGGTTGCAATCAAACGAGCCTGCCATTGACGCATAAAGTATGTGTCAGTGCGAGCGCGAATAGCGTCCATTGCGCGAGCGCCCATGGCAACTTCACTAGCTAGGTCTGCCACTTGCCAGCCTTTGTTTATGAATGCCTTACGTGCGGTTTGCTCGCCTTGTACAATCTTTTCAGGTGTTGCTACAGAACTCGGATCATCATTTGAATAATTAACCTCTGATGTACCATCTAAATCTTTCCAAAATGGCAATTCAGCAGTTTTACCGGCTGCGCTTGCTAAAGAGTCAAGAAGTGGGTTTGCGTTGATAATACCAGACTCGAAAAACGCGCTTTTAATTGGCGAGTTTACTGCTGGTAAATCTTGAAATACTGTGACGTCAATGATGTCTGATAGTCTAGTTAGTGCCATGATAGCTTTCCTTTATTTACTGTTTGAGTATGCGGCCTTCAGTTCTTCATAAAGCGTTGGGTTTGTTCCCCTAATCTCTTTAAGTTCTGCGCCAGAGTATTCTTGAAACTTCTTACTAACACCTGGAGCACTGCCGCCATTGTTACCATGTGCAAAGCCGCCACCGTTAGCGCTTAAAGTTGCGGCTATTAACGGTTTAAATACTTCGCTTTTTTTCAACTCATCAATAAACTGAGCTTTGTTTAACGAACTGGCACTGCCATCATCGTTTAAATATGTTTCTTCGCCTGTTTCTGCGTCTACTTTAATGTAGGATAAAACAAGTCGTTTAAATGCTGCTTTGCCGCCTGTTGTCGCATGTTCTGACAACTCACTGGCTATTGCGCTTTGTTGCTTAACTGCTAATCCTGTCATTCGTTCTAAATATTTCTTTTCAGATTCGCCAGCCCTTCGGTCTGCATCGTCGATCTTTTCCTGCCAGCGCTTTTCTAGTTCTTCAGTGTTACCGTCTTTTAGCGCTTTTTCATAGGATTCTTTACGCGCCGCTTGTATTTTTTCCGCTTCTTTAGTTTCAAATTCGTTAAGCCTTCCGGTTAATTCGCCGTACTTACTTTCAAAGTCTTTTGCCTTTTTATCTATGTCATCCGCTGTCTGTTTTACTTTAACAAACCCTGCGTGCTTATAAACTCCATCAACTTCAATATAATCTTTTTTGGCAAACTCTGGTAATTCTGCAAACTGTTCTTTGGTGTAATCACTCATTTTTTGGCACTGCCTTTTAAGTGTGGATTGATAAAGCCAATACGATTGGCTAATTTAACCTAATTTTAATACTTTTCGCCACCTATGTCAAAAGTGGTGGTGGTTGCAATGACAATTCTTCCTCAATTGTTTCTACATCGCTGACAGTTAAGCCACCTTGAACGATGATACGTAAAAATTCTGCCCGGCTAATGTCGCCACTTTGTTTAAAGTTTAGATACATTAAGCCTTCTTCTGGCGTCAATTTTGCGGTTGCAAAGTCTCGCGGTAATCTTAACTGTATTTGATCAATATTATCTTCAATATTATCTTGACCATAAAGCCCTTCAAACATGCCGCAATATAAAACTGATCGTCTTAATGCTTCTTCAAGTGATGAAGCTAAACCGCCTAGCTTTGCAGTTTGGTTGAAGCTGTCAATGTTTGCGCCAGTTGCGGTCTTTTGTGAGTTATTATCATCTTCAAAGCTACCGCCTTGAGCGCGTACACTTGTGGCATTATCCTCAAAAAATCGTTCATACCCTTCTAGCTGAGTATTTGCGCCCTCAATCTTTACAGTAACATCTTCAGGTAAAAAGTTTACTGACCCAGCGCCAGTTGCAACATAATCCCGCCCGTTTGTTTGGGTAAATTGCTCGTGTTTATTTACCGTCATTCCGCTAATGTATGTTGTTGGTGGTAAGTTTCGAATCGCTTCTTTATAATCAGCGCTTACACGATAACGAGAATAAGCTAGATTTGTGATCGCTTCAAGATAACCAAGTTCGTCCGGTAGTTCACCGGCTGGCAGCTCTTCATCTGATGCAATCTCAACAGGCAGCCATTTTAGCGGTGCGCTTGCGACTGTGACATAGTTACGCTCACTTTCTACATAGCCTTTTTCAGCCTTAACTACTTTTTGCTGGTAATAATTACCCTCGTCATCAAGGGCCAATAGTAAAAATGTTTCAATGTCGTCTTCTAAGTTTACACCTACAGATTTTTTAGATGATTTAGATAGTTCTCTGAGTAGCAGGTAACTCAATTGCAATACGCCACCGATGCGCTTGTAACCATAATCAAATACAGATTCACGATTATATTGTTTAATATTAGCGCGTAAATCAGCGCCCTCAATATCTGCAATTGAAACACTTTGAGTATCTACATCTGATAATCCGCGATAATCAGTTACTAGCACATGCCATTTTACTTGTAGGATATTAGAGGCGCAAGACTTAGCCAAGCCGTCAAAGGACAAGCCGTCACCGTCCACGTTATCAATT